GAAATTGGTTGATGAGTGATAACTCAGTAAAGCAGGCTAGACTACGCGGCGCCAATGCTATTTCCATAGAGGAAGATCACGAACATATGAGTAGTGATCCTACCATGCGTTTCAAAGTCTACAACGCTCGTGGTGGCAAGATTGTAGAGTTTACCCGTTTTGATCGTCAAAAGGATCGTAACTTCCATGATCTGTATATTATCAGTAATGATGAAGATTTTGGTGCCAAAATTGGTAAAATCGCTATGTTAGAAAGCATGAAAGACTAATTTTAGTAAATATCTTAACCGGAGAATATTATGGATACGTGGATTTTATGGATATGCGGCTGTTCAGTTGCATTTTGGTTAGGTAAAGCAGTTGGAACACATATTGGTACGTTGAATGTATTAAAAGTATTGGCTAACGATCCGAATACCATACAAGATGTCATTACTAAACTCAAAATAGTTGAACAGGCCGAAACCTCAGAAGATTTAGACTTTCCAATTGATGCGATTCCTTTAGAGTTAGAGGAAGTCAACGGACAAATATTTGCCTACAATAAATTGACTGGCGAGTTCCTATCGCAAGCACATGATATAGAACAGGCCGCTAGAATAGCTAGACAACGTTTCCCAGGCAAGACATTTTGGCATCCTGAATTAAAGAAAGATAGCCAAACAGCTTGAAAATATATTAACACTTTGTTACAATAGTCTTAGCTGATAAATTTCAGCATAATCTAAAGAGGAAACAAAGATGAAAGCAATTTCAAAAACAACTAAGACTTACAAGCTATTCACAGCTTTGCAAGAAGGTCAAAAAGTAACAGCTTCAGAAGCAGTTAAGCGTTTTGGTATCAAGAACATCAGTGCAGAAGCATCACGCATCCGTGCTCATGGTTATGCCGTTTATGCTAACAGCCACAAGGCTAAAAATGGTGTTACAGTTACAACTTACGAATTGGGTCGCCCAAGCCGTAATATTGTTGCTCTTGGCTACAAGGCTGCCGCAATGGGCATCACATTGTAATTAGTTAATTTAAATTAGTTAGATTAAAAGGACTCGAAAGAGTCCTTTTTATTGATTGACATGTTCTCAGTCTGATTATATAATTAATCTATCCTAACAAAGAAAGGTTATATGAGTTTTTTTGCAACATACGGTAAACCTGTCGGAGACAAGCGACCATTATGTATTAACTTAGGTTGTAATTCTTATGCAGTTCCTATGAAAGGACGAGTGGGTGAACCGGGTGTAAGATACAGAGTATTTTGTGGAACTTGTCATAAAAATAGTTATGAGGATTATCCGTTAGCCGAAGGTGTTACAAGATTTAAAAAAAATATATGTTCTAACACAGACGGGCATTTAGGATTCCCTTGTGTAATTGATTGGAAATTAGTAAAAAAATCTGGATTTAAAATATCCACCGAAGTAGATCATAAAAATGGCGATTGTCACGATAATCGCACAAAAAATTTAGACGAATTATGTCCAATTTGCCACAAAGAAAAAAGCAAAAGAAATGGTGACCATAACGGTTACAGATAGTAAATACCTGCATGAGAATATTAGTTACAGGCCATGAAGGCTTTATTGGTAAAAATATGCTGGCTTGGCTTGGACAAGAAGAAGGCTGGCATGTTGATGGATACGAATGGCATCCTGTTGAAAGACCAGATGTTACTGGATACGATTGGGTAATACACTTAGGTGCCATTTCTGATATGACTTGTACAGATGTAGATGCCATAATGAAACAGAACCTAGAGTTTAGTCAATGGTTGTTTAATGAATGTAATCAACATGGTGTAAATTTACAATATGCCAGTTCAAGTAGCGTGTATGGCAACACTAAAGATTTTAGCGAAACATCTCCGTGTAATCCGCAAACAGCCTATGCATGGAGCAAATACCTATTTGATCGCTGGGTGTTTCAGCAAGATGTACACATTTATGTACAAGGGTTTCGTTATTTTAATGTCTACGGCAAGTACATGCACCTTAGAGGACGCAGAGCCAATGCCATACACAAGTGGCGAACACAGGCCCGTAAAGAAGGTAAAATTACAGTTTGGGAAGGTGCCGAGAATATTAAACGTGATTGGACTTGGGTCGGAGATGTTTGCCGTTTACACATAGATTTTATTAAAACTGTTAAAGGATCTGGTATTTGGAACTGTGGATCTGGACTAGCACACAGTTTCTTAGATATTGCAGAAGAGATTGCTGAAATAGAAGGCGCAACAATAGAATATGAACCAATTCCTTTGTCAGAATCTGCTCGTATGCGTGTTAAAACTAAGGCTGATTTAACACATTTAAAAGACACAGTAGGCAAACGTAAATGGCTTAACGTATTTGAGTTCCTGACACAGTAGTAGAATAAATACACTACTATGAAGATGTCTGACTTACTCAACGAGGCTAAACAGCCCAAGCAACCGATTAACAATCCTGTTGCTAAAAATTCTAATGCGGCAATCGGTGGCGGTGCTAGCGGCGCCCATAAGAATCCAAAACGTGCTGAACAGATTCCACGTCAAGCCAAACACAAAAAGAGTGTTCCCTTAGACGAAGCTCCTATTGAAATGGATCCAGCTGAGCCAATGAATCCTATGATTTATGGACATCAAGGAGCCAATCCTGCTAAGTTAAAAACTCGTATGCTACGTGCTTCTAGCCAATTAAAAGAATTAGCACAAAGAGCCAATTCGGATGATGCGTTAACTTGGGAAGGCATTGCTCGTAATTTTGATGAGTTGGCTATGAATATTGAACAGATACGACATGGCATACAAGAACTTGCTCTGCTACGTAAAAAGGGCGGACGTAATAGTCGAGGTATAGATAAACATATTGGCGAATGTGAATTCTGCGGTGAGTCACATGAGATAGAATTGGACGAACGTGGTAAGGCATCACGTGCATTGTGTACAAGTGGCCGTCCAGACAGTGATTTAGGTGCTAGTAATTTAGCCAGTTGCAAGAGTCAGGGACTACGTGCTCGTGACGGCAACAAGAGTCATTTGATTGGACATGGATCTACAAAGACTCGTATTACAGTAGGTGGTAAAAAGATCAAAGGCAAAACCTACGGCGGACCATTGCCAGACTATGGCACTAGGAAAGATCAAAGATGAGATTTTACGAATTTAAAACTCTTATAAAAGAGGATGCTGGTATTGTTTTATCAGTTCCTAAAGGCCGTTCTGGTCCTGAAATAGCCGATGTGCAAAAAGCATTATTAGCATTGAATATTACCACTCCGGAAGAACTAGGTAACTTAGGTCGTAATAAAGATGGAGTAGATGGTATTAAAGGTCCGTTAACAAGTGCCGCAGTTAAAAAGTTTCAAACTCAAGCTAGTATCAGAGTAGACGGAGATCCGGGTCCTGAAACAATCGCCGCTCTTAACAAGGCAATTGCTAGCAATCCAAATATTAAATTTTCTAAGAGTACAGAGGATGATGTAAGTCCGTCTGCACGTAAAGGATCTCGTTCTCAAAATATCGATATTAGTGTAATTCAAGATTCAGACTTTAACAAAAAAGTTAATTTAATAGCAAACAACCTTGGAGTCGAACCTTCAGAGTTAATGCGTATTATGAAATTTGAAAGTGGACTGAAAACCGGATATCAAGGCGGCTCATCACACAAAGCAGTAGGTTTAATTCAGTTTATGCCAGATACTGCACGTGACTTAGGAACAAGTTCGGAAGAATTAGCACAGATGACTGCTATTCAGCAACTAGATTATGTGTACAAATTTTACAAAATGAACGGCCTTAAACCAGGTAGCGATTTAGGCACAATGTATATGATAACATTTATGCCAGCGTATGCTTATGCTCCTGAAGATACTGTACTAGGACAACAAGGCGGCGGTGAACTAGGTAAAACTGGATTAAGTATGGATGCTATCTGGCAACAGAATCCTGCATTCAGCAATGGCGGTCCTAAAGGCAAACCGGGAAGTAAAAAGTTTTTCACAGTAGGTGATGTTAAAAAAACTATCAATGCCTATCGCGGATAATAAATATCTGCATGAACTTATTAGGTAATTTATTAATCGCACCTCCGATCGTAAAAGGTAACTTTTGGCACAAATCAGTTATACTGGTAACAGAGCATCACGCACAAGGCAGTGTTGGTGTTGTACTGAACAAACGCAGTGATACTACACTAAAAGATTTTGGTATACAATTAGGATTGTCCATAGATCTTCCTGGGTATGTTTATGTCGGCGGTCCAGTGAACTCACAGAGTCTAAGTTTCTTACATACCAACGAATGGAAAAGTAAGAACACAATGTACGTTAACGAAATGTTAAGTGTAAGCAGTGCCGACGATATATTGCCTAGATTAGCCATGGGAGATATTCCTAACAAATACAGATTATTTTTAGGAATGGCTGGTTGGGGAGCGAACCAACTAATTAGCGAGATTAAAGGAATTCCCCCGTGGAATCAAAATACCAGCTGGTGTACAGCAACATCGGATTTGAATTTAGTATTTGAGGAAGACGGTAAAGATCAATGGTGTAGTGCTTTGGATCGAAGTGGTGCAGAATTTGCCCATAGCATCTTATTGTAATCGATATTGACTTAAATACAAAGTGAAGTTATAATTTAAACTTCTAAGTTGGGTCTGTAAACACAACTAAAAGAGGTAATCAAAATGGCAGATACTCTGCTACTCAACGCTGACGGTAATCCTGTTTCATACATGCCATTAAGCACATTGATTTGGGAAGATGCGATCAAATACATGGTCTTGGACAAGGCTGATGTATTATTTTGGCACGATAATTGGATCGTTCACTCTGCCACTTGGGAAACTCCAGTTCCAAGTGTTATGATGTTGCGTGAATACATGAAACCAAAAGTTACAGTTCGTTTTAGCCGTAGTAATGTTTACCTTAGAGACAACGGTCAATGTCAATACTGCGGTGTTCATGTTGAACGTAAAGACTCAACATTAGATCACGTAATGCCAGTTTCAAAGGGCGGTAAGAGCACCTGGGAAAACTGTACAACAGCGTGTGCTCCATGTAACTCAAATAAGAGTGATACCACAAAGGGTTGGAAGCCAAAGATCAAACCTTACAAGCCAGACTTCTACGAACTAGTAAATAAGCGTAAGAAGCAGGACTTCAACGTAAGGTATCAAGAATGGCTACAATTTCTAAATTAAAAAAAGCGTTATGGTGTACTCTAGGATTTTTACTCCTAGGGTTAGCCTATATAGGATTAATTACTCCCGGTATTCCCTGGAGTACTCCTACGGTGGGTGCGGCCTATTGTTTTGCCAAAGGCAGTGAACGTATGCACAACTGGTTGATGAATCACAAAATCTTTGGACCATTCCTAAGAGGTTGGGCAGAGAAGCGTGTGTTCCCAGTTAAGGCTCGTTGGCTCATGGTTATAACTATGGACTCTAGCCTAGTCATCATGTGGTTCACTACACACAATGTCAAAGCAGTTGTTTGTACAGGTATCTTTATGGCTTTAGTAGCATGGTGGGCAATGGCTTATCCTAAAACCCCAGAAGAATATGATCAACGCAAATCAGAGGGCAAACGCATAGGTTGGTTTGGTTAAATATATGCATGTCCCAAATGATTACCCAGTTTATCCAGAAGACGATGGCACCGATCGTCCTATTAATCCTTACAGCCCTGTTTAATGGCTGTTCTCGTCTTGGGTGCGGCATGTTAGGATTACCATATGAAGATCAGTGAACTAAATGCCAACAAACTAGTGATATTTGACATAGATGATACACTAGTTCATACACAAACTAAAGTGCATGTTATTAAAGACAACAGAGTTATTAAAAGTCTTAACAGTCACGAGTTCACACATTATAAATTACAGCCAGGCGAAAGTTTTGACTTTGGAGACTTTCGTGATGCACGTGAATTCTTTGAAAAATCAAAACCTATCATACCAATGATAGATCAACTTAAAAACGATATTGCCACAGGTAATAAAGTTGTTATGGTTACAGCTCGTGCAGACTTCAACGATAGAGAATTATTTCTAGATACGTTCCGCAAATACGGTGTAGATATGAGTAAGGTTCATGTTTATCGTGCAGGTAATATGACAGGCAAAATGCAAACAGAAGAAAAGAAAAAGATCATTATACGTGGGTTATTAGATAAAGGTAACTATGCCAAAGCTATCATGTACGATGATGCTATACCTAATTTACATTCATTTGTAGAACTTAAGAAAGAATATCCAGATACTAAATTTTATGCGTGGCATGTAAGTTTAGACGGTAAAGCCAGCGAGTACCATAGAACCAATGAAGGCGTAACTCCTAAGTTTCCGTTTGCTGGAGAAAAAGTTGGACAAAAAGCAGGTATAGCAGGACAACTGCGTGGAACGGACAAAGCACCAAAAGGTGTACGTGCCGCTACCGATAAGTTAGTAGGCGAAGAAGCATTAGATATGGATCCACAACGTACTGACTATGAAATACGTAACTATGAAAAGTTAGACAAATATCTTGCAGAACTTTGCCGTATGATTACTGAAGCACAAACACTAGACAAAGATTACGGTATGGTAGCCGCTGGTGTTCTAAGTTTAAAACATCCTTGGCTGGCTCGTGTCAATCGTCCAGGTAAGCATGGACGTATACATGCCGAACATGCGGCCATTATGGATTTCAAAGCTAAGTATGGAGAAATACCAGAAGGTACATTAATAATTACAACATTAAGTCCTTGTAATAAACACATGGACGAGCGTGACGGTCCTGCATGTGCAGATATTATTAATGCTAATGGTATTAAAAAAGTTTATTGTGGTTACATGGATCCTACACAACACACAGGCAAAGAAGATCACAGGCATTACAATTTAATGGAAACACAAAATCCAAAGATACGTAAAATATGTCAGCAGTTTGCAGATACATTTTTGGATAATGTAGATGAAAACTTTGCAGATGGTAAAGGTCCAGGTCGTCCTGGAGATAGTCAAAGACATGGCATACGTAAGGGTGCCAGTATGAGTGAATTAGAAAAAGCCAGTCATGCTAAAGGTCGCAAAGGACAACTAGCACGTTGGCAACTTAACATGCGTAGAGGGCATAAAAAATGAAAAAGTTATTATTGATAGCATTAGTAGCATTAAGTGGATGCAGTATGATTCCTAGTAAATGGGATGACAATCAAAGTCGTGCGGCAGTTGATTTACAGTTATCCACACGTCATTTAGATTGTGCTGGAGATCAAAAGGCACAGTTGAATGTTATTGCATCGCAAGTGGAATGGTTTGATTTATATAGTCAAAGCAAAGGTACACCGGATATGCAAAAACTAAATGCAGTATTGGCTACAACTGTAAAAGAATATCAGGATCGTTTGGATAAAGGACCTGTTAGTGCCATGTACTGCGATTTGAAAAAGAAAGTGCTAACACAGCAGGCAGATATTATCGCTCACGCTGTGCTATTTAGATTCTAAAGGAAAACAAAATGAGTTCATTAACAGAAGTAACACAAAGCGGTCAACCTTGGGCTGCCGAACGTGCTCAATATGCACTACAAGTACAGCAAGCAGTGGCTAATGGCGAAATGACTAAAGACGAAGCCGCAGAAGTATTGCAGGATATTGTCAATAGCGAAGACTTACAATCTATAGCTGGCCAAGACGAACTTAAAGCGGCTTTGGTAGAAGGATTAACTCAGTTAATCAGTATGTACGCTTAAAGACATCTACTAGTGCTTGCACTAGGTCTTCAATCATTCCATCATCATGAAACGGAGTAGGTGCAAAACGCAACCGCTCCGTTCCCACGGGTACAGTTGGATAATTGATTGGCTGTACATAAATGCTATAGTCTGCTAGTAGTGCATCACTCATAGCTTTAGCACGTTTAGCATCTCCCACCAGTACAGGAACAATATGGCTAGTGCTACAATCCATTACAGGAATGCCAGCAGCCTTTAATCTATGTTTTAACTTACGAGCACGTTCCTGATGCTTGTCTCTAACTTCAGGATGATCCTTTAACCATTTAATAGCGGCCATTGCACCGCTACAAGTTACAGGACTCATCGACGTTGTAAAAATGAATCCAGCGGCTACGCTACGAATAGCGTCAGCTACAATCTTATCGCAAGCAATGTAGCCACCCTGGACTCCAAAGGCCTTTCCCAAGGTTCCGTTGATTATATCAATCTTGTCTTCAAGCCCAAGTTCTTCCACTTTACCACCCCCGTGAGTACCGTACAGGCCTACAGCATGTACCTCGTCAATATAGGTAATGGCTTTGTATTTTTCTGCTAGTTTACATATCTCTGCAACGTGTCCAACATCACCGTCCATGCTGTAAACACTTTCAAATACTACACAAGGAGTTTTACCTTGTGCAAAACTAATCTTAAGTTTCTGTTCTAGATCTTCTAAGTCATTGTGCTTGAAGACGACTTTATCTGCACGGCTATGTTGTATTCCTACAATAATACTGTTATGATTGTTAGCATCGCTGATAAATTCGATGTTTGGAATAATCTTAGCTAGAGCAATTAGTGTCCATTCGTTAGCAACATAAGCACTACTAAACAACACAGCTTTTTCCTTCTTGTGTAGTGTAGCAAGCTCATGCTCTAACGCAACGTGATAATGACTGGTACCGCCAATGTTACGTGTACCACCTGAGCCCGATCCTGTGTGGTCCAAGGCTGTGTGCATAGCTTCTAAGACTACCTTGTTCTGACCCATGCCCAAGTAGTCGTTACTGCACCAATTAACAATAGTTTTAATGTTATATGGGCCGTACCAAATGGCCTGTGGAAACTTGCCTGTTTCGCGAACAATATCGTTAAACACACGATATTTGCCGTTTTCTTTTAGGGTTGCAATTAGTTTTTCGAAAGGTTCTTTGTTTATCATAGTAATGTATTTAACAGCTAAATATAGCATCGGAGAAATAATTATGAAGATGAGTGACATTTTACGCCATATTGCGTCAGAATTAGACGATAAAGAAGCTGGCGACAATGGTGGTAAACCAGAGAATTCAATGCCACATGCAGAATTGCATAAAGTGGGCAAGGACTGGCACAAAGGTGACGGCAAAGAAGACGAAACCGATGGCACTACAATGATTCCTCCACTACAACAAAAATTAGAAATACTTAAAAAAGCATCAGGGGAAGACAACGCCTTTAATGGCGAACCTAGCAACGGTCCAGTGGACGAATTAGATGCTATTAAAAAAATTGCCGGTTTAACTGTTATGATTGACGGTGAACAGGGCGAGATGGGTTAATTAGATGGCTAATCATATTGGTAAGATTAGTGCCGCTCGTAGTGTAGCCTACATCAACTTCATCAACGCTCAATAATAATTATGAAAGCAAGAGAAATATTAACCGAAGGCTTAGACAAGCGATCAACTTACACAATCCTACACGATTTTGTAAAGTTTGCGGCTGAACATCTAGAACTTAAAAAGTTACCAAAGTTTGATTTCATCTTTGATAGCCGTACTAGTGTTGACCGTAAGAGCTTTGGTGGATATATGCCAGGCGAACAGCATATCGATGTAACTGTAAAGAATCGCCACATCATGGATGTATGCCGTACGCTAGCACATGAACTAGTACATTTCAAACAAGACCTTAACGAAGAACTCAATGATGAGGGTGCAGGTGCTACTGGTAGTCCTCAAGAAAATGAAGCTAACGCTGAAGCCGCAGTAATTATGCGTAACTGGGGCAAGAAGCACCCTGAACTGTTTGACGAAGAAAGTATAGGTTAACTATACTCATACGGTGTGCTAGGATGTCCGTAGTCCACAGGAATATCTCCTTTAAAATTGTCGTAATCCTGATAATAACCTTCGTTTGGTCTAAGCTCTCGCCAGTCATCGTATTTGATTTTGGCCAGTAACACTTCGTTTTTACTCAATAAATCACACACAACGAAACTACTGGAACAAGCGCCACGAATAGTTTTAAGTGGAGAATGTTTGTATTCATTAGCCAAGAGAGCTTTATGCATAGCACACCCATAGGGAGCCATGATACGAGTAATGCCTAGCTTTTGATTACGCAGGCGAAATTTATCTATTAGTGTAAGTTCAGAAAGTGTTGCTTGGTTAGCATCGTTAATACGCAGTAGTGCGTTCTTAACTTTGATACTACCTTTTGTATGCGTATTATCAGGCGTTTCCTTAGTGCTCCAAGGTAGCTGACAGTCTACATGATTAACATACAATGTTTCCCCATGAAATTTTAAGACCCACATTGGAATGGTCTCGTCTTCTAAATGTTTCTTGTTAAAGTGGAAGACTAGGTCTTTACAAGCATATTCAATCTATTGTGTCATTTTTAATTTCTCCAAGTTAGTTGGGCTACCCAATGCTGGGCTCTTTGAATGCGCCATGCCGCCCATTGAGGCACTTTGCAAATTTTATTACCGCTTGGTGTATACAGCGTACCGTCGCTGGCCACACCCATTAATCCGATAAACATAGTAATTTCCTTAAATGGTGCGCCTAACAGGAATCGAACCTGCTGTCTCGGGCTTTAGAGACCCTTGCTATACCATTTAGCCTTAGGCGCATGTACCTATTATATAGTCAAAACAAAAGGCCCGTCAAGGCCTTTTGAGTGGATGTAACGCTTACCTTGCGAACAAGCTATGCTTACTTCTTTGTGCCCGTGTTCACGAACCCATAGAACTTTTCAGCCGCTTCCATGATCTTTTCAAGACCTGGAAACTCTGGCATATCTACTCGAGTAACAACTTGTCCAGTTTTCTCATCACGAGCAACTGACATTTCCCAGCCTTTGAATTTAGAGTGGTATTCTTCCATAACAGCATCTTTAGCCATGGCCAACACGTCTGTACGGATTTCGTAGCCGTTCTTGCTGAATTTAACTTCTGGTAGTTTTGGAGTAAAATCTGACATTATTTTGCTCCTTTGTAAACTGTATCTTTAGCATTGGCTACTAAGGTCTGTGCAAGTGTTAGAGTTGTATCAACCCAACCTTGATAAAACTTAGTTTGTGCTTCGATTAGTGTGACCAATTTTGATTGGATTTCTTTATCGGTAACGAATGTGTTAACGATTGTCTTTTTACCAGCTTGAATGGTATCGATTGCTTGATTAAACATATTTTTCTCCTTGTGTGTGTATGTTTGTCTATACATTGCTGTATAGTATT